CGATGCCCGGCTTTGGTCGGAAACCACGCGCATCGATTTGCGCGTCGCCGAGGTGCCAGCCCCGCGCCCCGGCGACCGGATCGAAATCGACGCGGACGCCTTCCTCATTCAAGGCGAGCCTGTCCGTGACCGCGAGCGCCTCGTCTGGACGGTCGATCTGAGGCCAGCGTGAAACTGAAACTCGCCATCGATCCCGATATCGTCGCCCTGATGGCGGCCGAGGTCGCGGCTGGGGAACGCGCCGTCACCGCCGCCATGCGCCAGGCGGGCACCGGCCTGAAATCCGCCTGGCGCACCCAGATCACCGGTGCGGGGCTGGGCACGCGCCTCGCCAACTCGATCCGCTCCGCCAGCTTTCCGAAGTCCGGCGAAAGCCTGAATGCGGCGGCGCTGGTCTGGTCGAACGCGCCGGTGATCATCGGCGCGCATGACACCGGCCCGCTGATCCGCTCGAAGGACGGCTTCTGGCTGGCGATCCCCACGCAAGCGGCGGGCAAATCCACGCGCGGCGGTCGGATCACCCCCGGCGAATGGGAACGCCGCACAGGTTTGCGCTTGCGGTTCATCTACCGCCGCCGGGGTCCAAGCCTGCTGGTGGCCGAGGGACGGCTAAACACCAAGGGACGGGCCGTGGCATCAAAGTCGAAAACCGGCAGGGGTGTCGTCACGGCACCGATCTTCCTGCTGGTATCACAGGTCAAGCTGCTCAAGCGGCTGGACCTAGCGCGGGATGCGGAGCGGGCCCATGACGCGGTGCCGGGGCTGATCTTGGCCAATTGGGTGGAGGGTGGGTAGTTGGAATTTACCTCATCCCTCGACTGTCACTGATCAATGAACCAAGGCTTCGGAAGCGTTTCTTAGAAGGCGGCCAAGAATAGTCGCCCTCGAATCCCCGTTGTTCGGACGAGTTTTAAGATAGTGTCCGGCTTGTTGGATGAGGTTGACGTTCCGCTTGAGCCCAGTTGGAAATAGTGCGCCAGCGTCGAACGCTGCGTTTAGTCTGTCGAGAGACGATTTGCTTCGATGTGCGAGATTGTTCCTTGAAGCTATTGCAGCATTTATGACCGCCCGCTGCTGGGCGTTTAGGTTTGTGAACCGTTGCGCATGTGCCACCGCAAGCCATTGCTGCGCTCGATCTTCGATTGCGACAAAATCTGGGAAAGAGGTATTTCGACCGTCAGGATCAAGAATTGCCCTTAGTTCGGATTTTGTGAGGTGGTCTCTATGCTTGAAATCACCAAACTTATTGAATGCAGCTTCTGCCTTTGGTGCCGCTTGCAAACACGCGCGGAGGCTATTCTCGAGGTGCTGCATAACCTTCGAGCAATCCCTGTTGGCGTAAGCGAAAATGAGGTCATTCACATATCCCTCAAACATCACCCCGATGGTCAGGACGTAGTTTTCGGTGGCAATCTTCCTGTCTTCGGCATCTGTCAGTGTGGTCCATGAACGCTGATAGTAAGCGAACTGCTCGTCAAGCTGGGCTGCAAAATCGTTCCAAACTCCATCAGGACTGATTTTTCGCACGTGATTCCGCCTCCCGCTAAGTCCGCATCTGCAAAGTAATCTGAACGAACCCTCTGCGCCATATCCACAAGGAGGAGGCTGAAGATGCCCACCCCTCGCGAAATCATCCTCGCCGCGCTGCATGCGCGGCTTTCGGCCTTGCCCGCCACCGTCCTGCGCGGTGACGTGCTGCCCGAACGCGTGCCCGCTGCGGGGCTTCTGATCCTGCACGACGGCGAACCGGGGGAGCCTGAGGTCACGCTGTCGCCTTTGCGCTACCACTACCAGCACAGGGCCGAGATCGAGGCGGTCGTGCAGGGTGCCATCCGTGATGCCGCCTTCGACACCCTCTGCGCCGGCATTGGCGCGGCGATTGCCGCCGACCGGACGCTTGGCGGCCTCTGCGATTGGGTCGAGGCGGAAGCGCCGCGCCCGGTCGATCTGCCGGTCGAGGGTGCCGCAGGCCTGAAGGCAGCGGTGATCCCGGTCATCCTGCACTATTCCACGGCCGATCCGCTGGCCTGACCCCAAATCACGATAGGAGAACATGATGGCACGAGCCCATGGGGCGCGGGCGCAGATGGCGCTTGCGTTCGAATCCGTCTATGGCACCGCGCCCGCCTCGGGCTACCGCACGGTGCCGTTTGCCAGCACCACGCTCGGCTCCGAACAGCCACTGATCGCGTCGGAACTGCTGGGCCAGGGACGCGACCCGCTGGCCCCGATCAAGGACGCGGTCACCGCCGATGGCGATGTCGTGGTGCCGATCGACGTCGAGAACCTCGGGCTGTGGCTGAAGGCGGCCTTCGGCGCGCCGGTCACATCCGGCACGACGCCCAAGACCCACACCTTCCAGTCCGGCAACTGGACGCTGCCGAGCATGGCCATCGAAACAGCGATGCCCGAAGTGCCGCGCTATGCGCTGTACACCGGCTGCGTCTGCGACCAGCTGTCGTGGCAAATGGCGCGGTCGGGGCTACTGACCGCCACCGCTCGACTGGTGGCGCAGGGCGAAAGCGTCGCTGCCACCACGGCCGCAGGGACGCCGACCTCGCTCGCGCTGCAGCGGTTCGGGCATTTCAACGGAGCGATCACCCGCAATGGCTCGCCGCTCGGCAATGTCATTTCGGCCGAGGTGACCTATTCCAACGGGCTGGACCGGATCGAGACCATCCGCTCGGACGGTCGCATCGAAGGGGCCGACCCGGGGATGGCCGCGCTGACAGGCCGGGTCGAGGTGCGCTTCGCCGACACAGCGATGATCACGCAGGCTATCGACGGCACGCCCTGCGAGTTGGTCTTCGCCTGGAGCCTCGGGGCCAACGCCAGCTTCACTTTCACCGCCCACGCCGTCTACCTGCCGCGCCCCCGGATCGAAATCCCGGGCCCGCAAGGCATTCAGGCCACCTTCGACTGGCAGGCCGCCAAGGCCGTCAGCCCCGCCCGCATGTGCACCGCCGTCCTCGTCAACACCGTTGTGAGCTATTGATCATGATCAGACTGAACCTGACCGCAGCCCCGTCGTGGCTGACCCTCGCCCCCGGCCTTCGCCTGCAGGTAGCACCGCTGACAACCGCGCTGATGGTCTCGGCCCGTGCCGACGCGGCCATCGAAGCGTTGCCGGACACCGCCACCCAAGAAGAACTGGCGCTGGCCATGGCCAAGGCAGTGGCCCGGCGCGCGGTGCTGGATTGGGAGGGGGTAGGTGACGACGCGGGTGTTGCTGTCCCGGTCTCGCCAGAGGGCATCGATGCCCTCCTGGAAATCTGGCCGGTCTTTGAGGCGTTCCAGACCCAGTATGTTGCCAAAGGTCTGATCCTGGACGCGGAAAAAAACGTCTCCGCGCCCTTGCCGAATGGTCCTTCGGCGGGGGCGACCGCTACTGCGCGGCCTGCGAGGGGCGCTGCCCCGACTGCCCCGCAAGACTGAACCGGCCGCAAACGGAAGACGGCTGGCAGGTATGGGATCTGGTCGGCCGTCTTGGTGGCCAGTTGCGCGTGATCCCCGGCGCCGTTTTGGGCTGGGATATGGGCGCGGCCCTAGCGATGGCCAACGCCCTCGGGATCGACACCCTCATCGCTGTCGAACTTCTGCCCGAGATCGAGGCGGTGATGGTGCGCAAGCTCAACGAACAGATCGGAGATGGCCATGGCTGAAAAACGGGTCAGTGTCCGGCTTGTCGCGGAAGGCGGCCGTCAGGTCCGGGCCGAGTTGGAAGGGATCGGCGAGGCGGGCACGCGCGGGTTTGGCCGTCTGTCCTCCGAGATGGAACTGGCAAATGCCCGGCTTGGCAGTTTCGCCCGCAAGGCCGGTATCGCGCTTGCCGCCGTGACGGCCGCCGCAGCGGCTGCAGGCGTGGCGATGGTCCGTTCGGGCCTCGACGTGATTGGCGCGCAGGCCGACATGGCCGCTTCGCTCAGGACCACTGTCGAAAGCCTTCAGGTGCTGACATGGGCTGGCGAGTTGGCCGGAGTTTCGATGGGCGAGATCGAACAGGCCACCAAGAAGCTGACCACGAGGCTGTCGGAGGCGGCGGCCGGATCGGGATCGGCCGTTGGTGCCTTGCAACGGCTGAACCTCACCGCCGCCCAATTGCAGGCGCTGCCGCTCGACCAGCGCATCGTCGCCATCCAGGAGGCACTGAACCAGTTCGTGCCCGAGGCCGAACGCGCCGCCGTGGCATCCGACCTGTTTGGCGACCGCGCGGCATTGGCCTTTCTGCGCATCGACTCCGCGACCTTGCGAGAGGCGGCACAGGATGTGCAGGATTTCGGGGTGGCGGTCAGCGCGGCAGATGCCGCGCAGATCGAACGCACCGGCGATGCCATCGCCAAGCTGAGCCTGATCTGGCTCGGCCTCACCAACCGCCTGACCGCCGCTCTCGCCCCGGCGCTGGAAACGGTGGCGAACGCTCTGGCCGACATGGCGCGCGGCACCGGGCCCATCGGCGGCGCAATCACTGCGGTTTTCGACAATCTGGCACGGCTCGCCACCTATGCCGCGGCCTTCTCCGCCTTCATGGCCGGTCGCTGGGTGGTCGGGCTGGCCGTCGCCGCGCTGTCAGTGCGTGGCCTTGCCACGGCACTGGTCTTCCTGCGCGGGGCGCTGATCCGGACAGGGATCGGTGCCCTGATCGTCGGTGCCGGAGAACTGGTCTATCTGTTTTCGCAACTTGTGACCCGTGTCGGCGGCGTGGGCGAAGCCTTTCGCCTGCTGGGCGATCTCGCCAAGGAAGTCTGGTCGCGCATCGGCATTTCGCTCGACGCTGCATTCGCCAACATGTCCTCTGGCTGGGAGGGACTGAAGGCGGCCGGGCTGTCGGCGCTCGACGGCACCATCGCGGGCGTCGTAAGTTTCGGCGACCGGACGGCAGCGATCTTCCAGGGCGCTTATGATGCTGCCGTCGCGATCTGGGGCAGTCTGCCCGGCGCCATCGGCGACTTCGCCTTCCAGGCCGCGAACGGGCTGATTTCCGGCGTCGAGGCGATGCTGAATGGTGTCGTGACACGCATCAACAATTTCATCAACGGTCTGAACGCCGCGCTGGCGCTGCTGCCCGAATGGGCCGTCGGCGAAGGTGGGGTGCATATCGGCACGCTCGATCCCGTGGAATTGGGCCGGATCGGCAACCCGTTTGAGGGGGCGGCGACTGCCGCTGGCGCGGCCGCCGCCGATGCCTTCTCGGCCGCGCTGTCCCGGACCTACCTCGAGCCACCCGACCTCGGACTTGGCACGATGGCTGAAGATGCCCGTGGCCGGGCCGATGGCTATCGCGAGGCCGCCGGAATGTTGGCCGATGCTGCCGGGCGTCCGCTGGCCAGTTGGCAGGCGCTGCGAGACGCGGTGATCGGAACCGGATCGGATGCCGAAACGGCGCTGGCAGATGCCGCCAGTTCGGCGGATGCCCTGAACACCGAACTGGACGACACCGCAGCTGCTGCCGGAAGCGCCGGTGCGGCTGCGCGCGACGCCGGTGCGGATGCTGCCGAAGGGGCCGACCAGGCGGCGACTGGCTGGGGCGCTGTGACTGCGGCACTCGCCGACTATGCCACCAAGGCGCGCGATATCGGCGGCGATATCGGCCAGGCGCTGGTCGGGGCCTTCACCTCGGCCGAGAACGCGGTGGGCGAGTTCGTCAAGACCGGCGAGCTCGACTTCCGCGATCTGGTCACCTCGATGATCGCCGATCTGGCCAAGCTGGCCGCGCGGACGTTCATCCTCGGGCCCATCGCCAACGCGCTGTCCGGGGCCCTCGGCGGTGCGGGCGGGATATTCGCCAATATCCTGCACACCGGTGGCATGGTCGGATCGCCGGGCCCGGGCCGAATGGTTCCCGCGCTGGCCTTTGCCAATGCCCCGCGCATGCATGCGGGCGGATGGGCCGGGATCAAGCCCGACGAAGTTCCTGCGATCCTTCAGAAGGGCGAGCGTGTGCTCTCCCGCCGCGAGGCAGCAGGTTACGGCCAATCCAGCGCGCCTGCGGTCAACGTCACCATCATGGCGCGCGATGCCGAAAGCTTCCGGCAATCGCGCACGCAGGTGGCGAGCGATATCGCCCGCGCCGTTTCGCTGGGTCGCAGGGGCATGTGATGGCATTCCATGAAGTCAGGTTCCCCGACAACATCAGCCGCGGGGCGCGCGGGGGGCCGGAACGACGCACGCAAGTGGTCGAACTGGCCAGCGGTGACGAGGAGCGCAACGCAAGCTGGGCCAACTCCCGCCGCCGCTATGATGTGGCCTATGGCATCCGCCGCGCTGACGATCTTGCGGCGGTCGTGGCCTTCTTCGAAGCCCGGAATGGTCGCCTGCACGGCTTTCGCTACAAGGATTGGGCAGATTACAAATCCTGCCTGCCGTCGCAGCCGGTCGCCCCGACTGACCAGCCCATCGGCACCGGCAATGGTGCGGTCACCACCTTCGCCCTGCTGAAACGCTACACTTCCGGCGCGCAAAGTTGGACCCGTGCCATCGCCAAGCCGGTGGCCGGCACTGTCCGCATCGCCCTGAACGGGGTCGAGCAGATGACCGGCTGGAGCGTCAACACCACCACCGGCAGCGTGACTTTCACCACCGCCCCGGGTGCAGGCGTCGCAATCACGGCCGGTTTCGAATTCGACGTCCCGGTCCGCTTCGACACTGACATGCTCGACGTCACCCTCGACCTCGAGCGGCTCGGGTCAATCACATCCATCCCGCTCTTGGAGATCCGGCGATGAACGAAGAAACCGGCTTCATCGCCGCCGCATTGCGCGATCTGGCAACCTCCACCGCCGTCATCCTGGCGGCCTGGGGCGCGCTTGGCGGGGCGACCAACGCCCTGACCACTCGGATGCGGCTGCGCGATGCCCTGCGTCACATCCTGCTCGGCGGTCTGATCGCGGCGGGGATGGGCAGCCTGTCCATGGCGGTCATCACCGCCTGGCTAAGCCTGCCATCGCAAGCGATCCCGGCCGGGGGTGCGGCCGGCTCTGCCGCCTATCTCGTCGGCGTCTTCGGCCCCGCCTTCATCGAGGTCGTCCTAGCCCGGCTGCGCAGCGGCAAGGGGGGCACCCCCGATGCATGAACTTCTCCGCCTTGCGCGCGCCATCCGCTGCGATGCCGCCGACCCGGCACAGGCCTTCAGCCATCGCCTGCGCATCGGCCTTCTGGTCGCCGCGCTGATCCTGATCCTTTCCTCTCTCTTCGGGTGATCCCATGCAGATGACCGAGCGGGGCCTGCTGGCCCTCGTCCGGCACGAAGGACTCGTGCCCGGACCTTATCTCGATGTGAAGAATGTCTGGACCTTCGGCATAGGCCATACTGCCTCGGCGGGGCCGCCCGATCCAGCCCGGATGCCGCGCGGCATGCCCGTCGATCTCGACGCCGGTATCCGCGAGGCGTTCCGGCTCTTCCGCAGCGACATCGTGGCCTACGAGGCCGAGGTGCTGCGCGCGGTGAAGGTGCCGCTGGAACCGCACGAGTTCGATGCGCTGGTCAGTTTCCACTACAACACAGGCGGCATCGCCAAGGCTTCGCTGACCCGCCATCTGAACGCGGGCAACCGCGCCGCAACCGCGCAGGGTTTCATGGGCTGGCTCAGACCGGCGGCGATTCGGTCGCGCCGCGAGGCCGAACGCGATCTGTTCCGCGACGGCCGCTATCCGACCGGCACCATTCCGGTCTGGGCGGTCGACAGCAACGGGCGGGTGGATTTTTCGCGACCGATACGGCGACTGACCGAGACCGAAGCGCTGGCATTGCTGCGCCCGGCGATCCAGCAGCCGCCGATGCCGACCAAAACTGCGCCAACCCCCTCGTGGTGGCAGCGGCTGATGGAATTTCTCAAAGGAAAGGCAACATCATGAACTGGAACCTTGCACGCGGGCTGATCTATCTGGCCTGTCTTGCTGCCTCTGGGCTGGCCATGGCCGGGCTCGCGGATTTCGATCTGGCGACGGGCAGCTTCGATCTGCGCCCCTTCAACCTCTACGCCCTGACCGGCACGGCCGGGGGCGTGGTTTCCTCGGCGCTGGCCTCGGTCGCGCTGTGGCGTGGGTGGGGGCGGAAGTGAAGGCTTTCCCGC